ATGACATCGCCGTTTTTACGATGGAACTAGTAGATGAGTCTGCCGCCAGCATTGAGATCAGAGCCTGGATTGATAGAAATAACTGGCCGGTGATTCAACAGGCTGTGGCGGATGCTTTGGAAATGATGTTTCCGGAGGGCGGGTAATGCTCCGTGACTACCAGCAGCGCGCGATCGACCATCTTTATCAATGGTTCCGCAACGGTAACGAGGGCAATCCTTGCCTAGTGCTTCCGACTGGCTCAGGGAAAAGCCACATCGTAGCGGCTCTGTGCAAGGATGCTTTGCAGAACTGGCCTGAGACCAGGGTTCTGATGCTCACTCATGTGAAAGAGCTGATTGAGCAAAACGCGGAGAAAATGAGACTCCACTGGCCGGGAGCGCCAATGGGTATTTATAGCGCAAGCATTGGACGGAGGCAACTTGGGGAGCCGATAACTTTTGCAGGAATTCAGTCGGTGAGGGACAAAGCCCATCTGATTGGTCACGTTGATCTGGTCATTATTGATGAGTGCCACCTTGTTGGCCACAAGGACGAAGGCGGTTATCGGCGGCTGCTGGCCGACCTGAAAGACATCAATTCCAATCTTCGTGTGGTTGGCCTTACCGCCACTCCCTGGAGGCTTGGACACGGGCTAATCACTGACGCGCCTGCTATTTTTTCCGACCTGATTGAACCGGTAAGCATTGATGAACTGGTCAAACGCAAGTTTCTCGCTCCTCTCCGATCCAAGGTAACCGCTGAGCGCCTGGACGTATCTGGGGTTCGCAAACGTGGCGGTGAGTACATTGAAAGCGAGCTGCAAGCCGCCGTGGACAACGAGGCACAAAACCGAGCGATTGTGCAGGAGGTCATCACCAGGGCGGGAGATCGTAAAGCTTGGTTGTTCTTCTGCGCCGGGGTGCGACATGCTGAGAACGTGCGAGACGTGCTGCAAAGCTTTGGGATCGTTGCGGAGTGCGTGACAGGGGATACGCCGAAAGCGGAGCGTGAACGCATTTTGACGCTCTACAAAGCCGGGCAAATCAGGGCGCTGACTAACGCGAACGTGCTAACGACGGGGTTTGATTACCCTGATATTGATCTAGTCGCCATGCTGCGCCCGACCATGAGCCCAAGCCTTTACGTTCAGATGGCAGGCCGAGGGATGCGCCCCAAGAGCCACACCGACAATTGCCTAGTTCTTGACTTTGCTGGTGTAGTGGCGACACATGGCCCTATAACAGCAGTGCAGCCGCCAAAAAAGGCAGGCTCAGGCAATGGTGAGACCCCGGTAAAGTTGTGCGAATCTTGTAACGAGCTGTGCCCAATCTCGGCCAGGAAATGCCCAGCTTGTGGCGCACCGTTCCCTGAACCAGAAAAAAAGCCCCTGACGCTGCACGTTGACGATATTATGGGCATTGAGGGCACAGAGATGTCCGTAAGGTCTTGGATCTGGCGTAAGCACACAAGCAAGGCCTCTGGCAAAGAGATGTTTGCAATCACGTATTACGGCGCTTTGAGCGATCGTCCGGTTACCGAATATCTGACAGTCACGCATGATGGTTATGCGGGAGAAAAAGCGATCAGGACGTTTATGGACATGGCCAGAAAATCTGGTGCGCCTATTGGGTCTCACGAGGACCTAGATGATTGCGCCAAGATCATGACGCAATCCAAGCCGCCTAGTGCGGTGGAGTATCGCAAAGAGGGTAAGTTTGTTCGTGTCATCAACCGAGAATGGAGGGCCAATGAGTGAGCCGCATGTTGTCCAGGTGTACCGAGAGAAGATCAAGGAAGCAAAGAAGGGCTTGTACCCGCCGAAATGTTGTTACACATGCGACCATTTCGCCGAGCACGATTACTGCACTATGTTTGATGAAAAAGTGCCGAAGGATTTTGCAGGGTCAATAGATCAGTGTCCTAGTTGGTTTGAGGAGATCCCATTTTGAACAGGAACGGAACAATGGAAAGAATAAGAACAGAACACGAGGAGCAACGGGAATTTGTGTCTTGGTTCCGCAAGAGCTTTCCAGGCACCCGCATTTTTGCGATTCCAAACGGAGGGGCTCGGACGATCACAACGGCAACACGTCTGAAGTCTGAGGGAGTGTGCAGGGGTGTTCCGGATCTTTTCATCCCAGCCTGGGGGCTTTGGGTGGAGATGAAGCGGGAGAAGGGTGGAGTGTTGAGCCAGGATCAGAAAGACTGGATCGGCTACCTTGAGGCCAACCAATATCATTGCCTTGTCGCGAAGGGATGTGATGACGCAAAGCAACAAATTGGGGAGTTTATCCTAGAACACCTTGACATGGAATGTGAGCGCACTCACAATTGAACCCATCGCAACACACAACCCGGAGCTTCCGAAATGTGCTACATCACCACCCAGACCAACAAGTACCTTGACCAAATGGAACAAGACGAAAAGGAATATGAAGAGGAATTTCAGTTCATTGCTGAATTTCGTATTGATGATGTTTCCGGTGAGATGGAGAACGATACGCCAACTTTTGTTGAGGCGTGCAACAAGGTGGAGAAGGGTCTCATGAGCCTTGAGCAATTGGGCCGCTTGGTGATGACGTGTCGCAATGACATCATTGACTCTATGATCGACTAACAGATATGGGGGTCTGAAAAGGTAAGTTCGGGTGAGCCCGACACCCCCGCCAAATCATGAATACAAAAGCCCTGAGACTTGTTAGAAAGCTGTGGAACAGCAGTTCGGTTTCACGGGATGTAAACCGGCACAACCAGCGTCAGTGGGTTCGTGCTGTTCGGCAACTAGGCAAGCGTTGGCTGCTTGCGGAGACTCAATCAAAAGGAAACGTATGTCAGACGTGGAAGGAACATTGCAGGAACGTGGCCAGAAATACGGCAAGTTTTCGGGACATGCAGAGGTCTCACAAGATCTCAAGCTTGTAATCCGGACCCACCTCAAGCATCGAGGCAAGATCCTTGCACTAGACCAGCAAGAGGCCCTGGAAATGATCTGTCACAAGATCGCCAGAATCATCAACGGAGACGCTGACTACGCCGATAGTTGGCATGACATTGCAGGCTATTCAACTCTGATTGTTCAACGACTGAAAGGGGATGATGATGTGTAACGGAAACTGTGGTCAAGGTCGTCAATGTGATTGCATTCCAGATTTCGAATGGAACGAACCAACCGAGATTGAAGGCATCGCATCAATGGCCGCAAGCCTGTTGATGATTGTTCTAATAATCGCCAGCATCACCGGTATCGTGATGCTTTACGTATAAAAGTCGTTCAGCAATACGACGCCGTTGTAACCCGGGCAGGACTTTCCCGCCTGCTCGGACAAACTTCAAAAACTCGCTGGCTGCTCCAGCGTAGTCTTTTCTGAGGTGCTTTCTTCTGAGCGTTGACCGCTGAAGGGCACCGAGCCCAAGGTTGAAAGCGAAGCTAACCAGAGCATCAAATTCAGATTGCGTTGTGTTTCTTCCGCATAATCTTTCAACACCTCGCTCAAACCGACGAAGATCATTTCTGAGTAGATCATTGACTTCCTCTTGTGTGAATGTCCGGTTGTGAGCTTGAGCGAGCTGGAAATGCATACGCTCCTCAAGTGTTAAGTGATGCTGTCTCGGGTACAAAACATGCCCGACGCCAACAGTCCAGAGCAAAGCAGGGCACCTATATGGCTTGAGCCTCACACCCTCAAAGTGTTTGATAAGGCTGATGCCGACTTCTGAAGTCTTCATTTGCCGAAGGCTCTGCCGCCGAAGTGAAACGCTATCACGGAGGCAAATAGCGCCTGGGTGTTCTCGTCCCAGAGCTGCGCCGCAACATCAACGAACGATGCGCCAGCAGCTACACCGTAAAAGAAAATCCCGATGTCAATCAGCACCAAGAGGATAAAGAACCCGTAGGTAACCACAGGCCGCACAGACGCTCGAAGGTTAATCACCCACTGGCTAGCACCCTCGCCGATAGCCGCGTCATGGGTGTAGATCGCCTTCATTTCGTCGCTCTGTGCGCCGATTCTGGCCTGGATCTCGCGGCTTGCAATATCCATTTCCAGTTGAGCGGAGCGGATCTCCTCAAGCTTTGCCTCGGCATCAAAGCCAAGCTTGCGGAGTTCCAACTCCCTCTGGATCTGCATACCCAGCAATTCAATCTCTTGTCTTTTGTCGCTGCGATCCTTCATGAACTCCAAGAACCTGGGCAATCCGCCCGCCAGAAACGAGACGATTGTGCTGAGTAGGGTGAGCATTATTTTTTATCCTCTTTATTGTCTAATTTGTCACTGATTTTGCCGAGGAGCGATTTCACTTCGTGCATATCTTCTCTATAGTCATCACGTCGGACGTACTTTGCAGGGGAAGATCTAGTCTCCTCCTCTAGTCGCTCAATTGCCTTGTAAATGTTGTTCAGAACCCATCCGCCAAGGAACCCCGCGAGGCTTACGGCGGCGTTGAAAATCATCTGATTGTCCAATTGATTGCTCCGTTTATTGATTTTGACTTAATGCGTTCACAATTAATTGTTGCGTTGGTGTTGACGTCCTTGTTAATGAAGCAAGAGCATTTTGCACCACTGGGAATTGTTGTGTAATTCTTGGAAGTGCTCCAGCAAATCTTCCAGCACCATAAGCAGTTTCGCCAACAAGTCTAGGAGAAGTCAAAGCTAGAGCAGGCAATAAAGAAGGGTTCATGATTGAGGCAGCTCCGCCAAGCCCCAACGCACCTCTGCCTGTCAAGGACTGAGGAACGACATCAGACATCAATTGACCTGCAATTGCAGGCCTAAGTTGTTGCCCTGTTTGAGATTCAAGTTGCCCAATCAATGCTTGCTTGTACTCTCCGGAAGGCGTCTGTTTAAGAGCTTGCATGATCTTATTTAGTGCAGTCTCTTTTTTAATCTTATCGCTTCCACCCAAAGCGTCACTGATTTCTCTTATAAGCCTAGTCTGAGTTTCGTAGGCTTTCATTGCATCTTTGTACTCTGGAACAGCATCAACAATTGTCTGTTTTACAGACGATTCAAATTCAGATAGAGCCCTTTTTGCTTGCGTCTGTTTTCCGCTTTCTGGGTAGATTGCATCCAATCTACGTTTTAAAGCGTCTAAATCAATGGCTGTAGGCGTTGGGTGATCTACCTTCCATTGCGCAATGGCATCTTTTGCTTCAGAAATGATTTTCTGCTCATCTGACCCAATAATTGATTTGCCAGCATGAGTAATTGATTGGTCAATTTTATTGATCGCGGCATTAACCTTTGAATAATCTAATGGTTTTGTGTTTGCCGCCCATCCAGTTTTTGCAGTCGCATAAGATGCCGATGCGTCATTTCTCATCTGAGAGATGCCGTTTTTTAATACATCAAGAACATCATCAACAGGCACATTTTTTCTCAAGTTGTCAATAAAAGTAGTTGCGTTTTGCTTGCCTGCTGCAAACGCTTCTTTTACAACATTTGGCGTAACGGCTCCCACAACAGCGGGAACACCTTTACCAACCAATGGAAGTCCGCCCCCAATCAATGACCCTGTTCCAGCATCTTCAGGATTAATAAGGCCACTTGTAGCGCCGCCTACAGTTGCACCAGCAGCAACGGAAGGAATAATTTTCCCTGTTCCGAATCCGCCTGTTTGAAGTGCATTTAAAAAGTTTGGAACTGCTGTTGAAGCTCCAGGAACCATACGCAAAGCGTTTGCAGCAAAACGACCAAGCCCAGAAGTTCCAGCAATTTCAGCACCAATTTTTCCGGTTTTGTACCCAAAAGACTCAGGCCTAGCTCCTGTCAACTGTTGCAATGCTTCGTCCATTGCTTGACGACGCTGCACGTTTTCTTCCGCCGTCTCAA